TCAAGAAGTTCGTTCGCCAAGTATTCGGAAAGTCCAGTAGCCATCAGTCAACCCTTTCATCAATGATCTGCACGATGCGACCATCGGCATCACGTTCAACCCTGCGACGGATCATGCGCGGTTCGGGAACCGACACATTCACAACTGTTTCAGGGATGTTGATCGTTTGCGGTTCCATGTTGATGATCGGCGGTTCAACATTGATTGATTGTTCGGGGAACTGAATGTTGATGTCCTGCGGCGTTTCATGCACAACAATCGGTTGCGGTTGCGGTGCTTGGTGAACGATCACTTCGTTGCGGTAACTGCGCTCAGGTGGAACCTGGTCTGTACCCATAAGCGGAAGATCGCCACCTTCAACACCTGCGATCGGTGCGCCAGCGACACCCATAATGAATTGGTCGCCGCCGTCATACGGTTCGCGGTTCTCAATCTCGCGTGCTTCATTCGGTGTCAACGTGCCAGACATGATCTGCAACTGCTGTGCGCGCACACGGGTCATCAGATCCGCGCGCGTGAATTCGTCTGCATTGAACACAACCCGTTGAGTGATCGGCAACAGTTCAGAAAAGGCATCTTCAAGTCGGCGACACCACGCAAGAAGCGTGTAGCGATGGAAGTTCAAACCCGTGCTTTCTACGTTGGTATACGTTTGCGTGTCACCGCCAGTACCTGACAACAGGAACAGCGGAATGCGGTAAGCGCGCGCGATGTCGCGCACGATGCTTTCACGGTGCGCAATCATTTCCATGTCAGCCGCACTGGTAGTGACTGGTCGCCACTTCAACCCGCTTGTCAACACGGCAGGCTTGCGATGCTTCCAGTGCGCTTCCGTCCAGTTGTCACGCAACACCTGTGCCTGCTCAGTGGTCAACTGCTGATCGGTTTCCAGGACTGATTGCGGTGTTGCACCCTCACCGTAGAACTGCGACAAGAAGCGATCCATCGCGATGCCCATGCCGATCGTGTTGCGCATGGCTTCCAGCGGGCTGATGCCGCGACGCTGGTTGGGAAGGATCAGCCAGTGAATTGCACGAATGTCCTTCTGCGTAAATTCAGACTTGCCGATTGTGTAGATCACGTTGCCCTGATCGTCATAGACCACGTTCTTGATTTCTGACGGGTGCAGGTTGCGCATCTCAATAGGCAAACCATTGGAACCCTTCGGTGCATAGATGTATGCGTTGCCGTGAAGCGCAAGCGTTGTCATCGTCTGATGCACGAATTCAAACATCGTCTGATGATTGTTCGGTTTGATAAACACTGAAGGTGTCGGCAACTTTTCTAACCTGCCGCCGCGTGTGCGGTACAGTTCAACAGGCATCGTCGCCACACTGTCGGCAAGCAAAGTCACAGCGGCAAGCACAGCAGAATGCGCGAACGCCGTCGTTTCGTTGACCAGTTCACCTGAATAGTTCTCAAAGAACGGGCGTGCGGTGATGCCGTACGGGTCAATGTTGCTTGGAAGTGCGCGCTTCTCGCGCCGTCTAATGATGCTCATGCGCTATACATCCCTGCCGCGATCAGAATAATCCCACCGATAATCGCCGCGATTGGTAGCGAAAACGTCCCAATTCCGACCAGAAGTGACGCGAAACCGACCAGTTCCATGCCAGTTGTGACCCGATCCCTGGTGAAGTGTTTGAACATTGTTTTCATTTCCAGATGTTTAGAACCATCGGGGCAGTGTCAATGGTCGCGGTTTGTTTTCTTGTCGCCCTATCTAACCCCATAACCATAGCAATGCAAGCGTCTATTTTTCGCTTGCTTCTGCCTTTGCTCAGTCGCCAACCGTTGTCTGTCATGCGCTGTGCCGCAGATAGAACCTGGTCAGTGAACGTCGGCGAACCATCATGTGCAACCTTGCCTTTCACAATTAGTTCGTATGCGTGACCACAGGCGGGGATCATGCGCTGACCGACCTGCGGATATTCCACCATCGGCAACCCGTCATCCATCAACGCCTCAGCAGACCGCATGAAGTAGGCGGGGTCAAACGCAAATTCTTTCACCCTGTATGTTGCGTGCAGTTCTCGCAAATAAGTTTCCACTTCCAGCACATCAACGCCTTCGTCTTTCGGTTGCCAGATCTTTGAACGAACAACAACCCGATCATCCTGCGGCTGTGCAATGACGACGGCAATACTGTCATGTTTCAACGCCATATCAATCCCAACCCATACAGGTAGATCTGGATCAAGTCCAAGATCGGAACGACACTGTTCCCACGCCCCGACAGGCAACCAACTTTCCTGCGATCGCACCCACTGGTTCAACCGCCAACGACGCACCGACATTTCCGATCCTTCAAACGAAGAACGCACCGCTGTTTGCAAATCTTCTTCACTCATCAGATCTTCGGCGATGTTCGGGTTGGCTTTGCGCCACTGCTTAGGGTCATCAATCTTGCAGTCGGCATCCGCTTCCCACCACCAGAACCCGAACGAAGGATCATCCACTTCGCCAGCCGACACACTTTTCCCGTACTGGTACATCTGTCCTGCCAGGGTCGCCAGGTCATAGCCCGCAGTGGTGATGGAAATGACCAGCGGTTCCAGACGGTTGCCCGAACCCTGAACCATCTGTTCAAACAGATCACTGCTTTTCTGCGCCCACAATTCGTCAAATAAAACGATTGACGGGTTCAAGCCTGCTTGCCCGCGAAAGTCCGACGACAACACACGGAACACTGAACCGAAGCGCGGCATTTCAATCGCGTCGCGTAGCACACGCGCTTCAGCAGACAGGATCGGCGAATTCAGGATTTGTTGTTTCGCCTCACCGAAGATGATCCGCGCCTGATCTTTATCTGATGCCACCGCATAGATTTCCCCGCCAGGTTCACCAGCAATCATGGAATAAACCGCGATCGCAGAACCCATCAGTGACTTGCCGTTCTTGCGCGGCAATCCGATCAGCGCGCGGCGATAGCGAAGTTTCCCATCGCTCGCACGCCGTTCAAATAGCGAACGCAACAACCACTTCTGCCAATCAGTGAATTCCAGGGTTTCGCCCGCACGAAATCCCTTCAGCACTTTGAAGTGATCGCGCGCGAAGGCGATCAGTTCGTCGCCGTCTGTTTCAGGATCAACCCGCTTTGTGAAGTAAGCGGGTTGCCACTTCTTATCGGGTAACACGTTTCGCCGCGATGCGCTTATGCAGATCAGCCAACGTATGTTGTTGCGGCTGACCCGCCATCAGCGTTCCCCTATCCGCAGGACTAAAACCAATTTGTGCAAGTAGCGAAATGATCTGTCGGTCAAGTTCCCGCAACGCCCGACGATCACGCCATGCATCGGGTTGCTGTTGCAACTTGACGCGCAAGCGCGTGCGCTCATCAGTGGCTTCACAGACCAGCAACACAATTTCCGCATCCATGCCACGCGACAACCAGCCTGCGCCCGAAGTCCAGATGCGATCCCACAGTTCGCGCCCTGTCTGCCCCAGGGGACGGTGCGGGTCGGGAACGTGCGTGATCGGCAGACCGACCACCTGCGACAACTGTTCTTTGTTAGGCAACTTCTTCTTTGACGGATTGCCCAAACGAATGTGCTGTTCAACTGGTTTCGCTTTGCGACCAGATCCCTTGCCACCCACGTTCACCATCCTTTGCACTTCCATTGAACCACACAACAAATGCAAAAAGGTGCGGGTGCTTTCGCACCCGCACCCTTCGCTGTTGTTCAGTAGATTTCAATTCCAAGCGACTTGGCAAGTTCTTCGCCAGCGTCGGTGAACACGATGTATGTGTCGTCGTTGTCATAACCGTGAATGTCAATCAGACCCTTCTTGCTCAGGTCGCTCAGGTTGCCGCGCATTTCCTTTGAAGGATTGATGTTGCCGATTGACACCCAGGGGTTGCCAGACCAGTTCTGCGCATCTTCGGCGTACATCTTGAATGTTGCAAGGCTTGCTTCTGTCAGTTTCATGGTGGTTCCTTTCGTGGTTTCCATGTAGACAATCATACAGATATCCCTGAAGATGTCAAATACTGGCGGCGAATTTAGACCCCCGCAAACCCTTGTGCCGCAAGGGTTTCAGGAAATCTTGAAAAAATCCCCTAAGAAACCGCCGCTTCCAGACCCACCCGAACACCCCTGATGTGCTTGCACTCAACCCGCCTGAAAGCGAAGTGCGGGCAGGAACACGCCCACTGTCCTTCAGCCTCACGTACCAGGTAGTCACGATCACCGCCCGACGAACGCACAGTGAACCGACGCATCACAGGATCAACCGCCCAATGTTCGCGATCCTGCGGATCAATCCAATCCATCCCCAATACAGACGCAACACCATGTTCCGTGCCGTCATCAATCTTCGCGCCATCGCGGAACACACCGAACTGCGACAACTTCAAACCCTGCGATGCCGCACGCTGACGCATTGCAATATTCAGTTCCTTGCTTCCCGTGATGTACCACATGAATGCGCCCCACTGATCAGCAGTGGCAGACCACAGATCAACCGTCAACGTAGAACCATCAGCCAACAGCATCGTCCCCTGCGCGACCTGCGCACCGTGCCGATGCCACACCACCCAATCAGGAACCGCGATGTCTTGCAGATCGCCACACTGAACCACAATGTCAAGATCCCCGACATAGGCGCGTCGGCGGCGCAACGATCCACCAACTTCACAAGTCAAACCATTCGCACGGAAGAACGCCAAGAACTGTTCACCGATCGGCGCAACAACATCCAGCGGGCGACGGATCTTCACAGCCACATCAGATCCTTTCGCCCATCGCGTAACGCACCACAGAACAAATCGCAAGTTCCGCTTCATAGCGTGTGCGGAACATACGCACATCACCACTGCGCTTGTCGGTCACCTGCCAACCCGATGCAACACGCTGGATCGGGAACATAGAAACATCCTTGCTGGCAAGGATCAGTTGGTTGGTCAAGTTGTGTTGCTTGCGCGCCATCAGCAAACCACCATTGCGTTCAGAACTTCGCCGTCATTGATCATCAGGTTCGCGTAGTAGACCTTCTTTCCGTTGGGTCGCGTGACTGCGGCACAGTGCGTCCAGCCGATGTTGCGGATCATTCCGTCTGCTTCAAGAATGTCGCGCACAACCCAGTTCTGATTGCTGGCGTTGAATGTGATGTTGCTCATGGTCTTGGTTCCCTTCGTTTCCATGTAGACAATCGTACAGACATTCCTGGAAGAAGGCAAATATTCCTGCCCCCTGTAATCCCCT